CAACCAGCACCACCACCGCAACCCAAGGGACCACCGAAGACGCAGCACGGAGCAAGGTTCAAGTCGAGACCAGGCGGCTGGATACCGAAGCGACGCAGTTGACCGCAAAACGTTTCGTGCCACCAAATTGTTCTTTATGCACAGAACTTCGTCCTGACACTACCAAAAGCTATGTGACTGTTTATCACACGAAGCGCGAACACGGTTTTGTAATTCGCTACTGCAAGTGCGGGTTTTGCGGAAACACTTTCAAAGCACCAGAAGAAAAAACGTGTTGATACCATAGTCGTGGTATCAACTTGAAAAGAATTGTGCTGTTTCGTGCCATACTCCGCAAATGGCACTACCTTCCGCAGCACTTTTAGGCATGGTTGAATCAGCGATCGAAGCGCTACTGACTGGTGGTGCTTCGTCGTATTCGATCGGTGCGCGTACCGTCACGAAGCTTGATCTGAGTCAGCTGATGGAAGAACGACGCATTCTGCAGCAGGCAGTCGAACGCGAGAGCAGCGGCGGAATCTTTCGCAAAGCAGCGATTCGGAGACCTTCACCATGAACGTCTTAGATCGTGCTATCAGCTATTTTTCACCGAACTGGGGACTGAAGCGAGCGCACGCACGCAAAGTGCTTCGCAGCTATCAGGGTGCGGAATCCAATCGCCTTACAGGGTCTAAGAAACCTCGCAACCAGGCAGCAGACTCGGAACTCCTCGGACCATTTGGTGCGGACACTGCGCGAGCTTGGGCGCGGTCGTTTGTTCGCGACAATGCTTATGCTTGCGGTGTTGTTGAAACCATTGCAACCGCTGTTGTCGGCTGCGGAATTTCTGCACAGTCTATGGTTGAAACAGTCGATGGTGATGACGTTGAAGCTATCAACGACGCACGCGATCGCGTTTGGAATGAATGGTGTGAATCGTGTGACATCAACGGCGAACTAACATTCAGCGAAATTCAGTTCCTTGCACTACGCGAAATTGTCGAAGCTGGCGAAGTTTTAATTCGCATGCGACCAGTTCGAATGGATGGTTCCCGTCCTGTTCCGCTCGCGCTAGAAATGATCGACGCAGACCGTTTAGCACTGGACCGCGATGTTTGGGCACAGCAGCGATCTGGCAAACGCGTAATTCGCGGCGTCGAAATGGACGAAACTGGTAAGCCTTTGGCCTACTACATTTACCCCGAACATCCAAATGGTCCCTATGTCGCACGTGTAACTGAACCAGCTCGAATCGATGCCAAAGAAATCATCCACTTGTACCGCAAAGATCGTGTTGGTCAATCACGCGGGGTGACCTGGTTTGCACCAGTTCTATCCGCTATCCGCGACCTTGGCATCTATATCGACAACGAACTACAGGCATCGGCGGTCGCAAGTTGTTTTGCAGCAGTCATCAAAACCGAAGGATCTGCGGGCTCACTGCTTCCCAGTGATGGCAGCGACACTACTGACGACTATGGCAACGGTCTGGAACATCTTGAGCCAGGTCTAGTTGCACGTTTGAAGCCTGGTGAATCACTTGAGCAGGTCAACCCAGCACGGCCGGCAGCACAGGCGGAACCATGGATCAATTTGATGGTTCGCAACATCGGTGTCGGTGTTGGTCTTGGCTATGAAAAGGTATCGCGGGATTACAGTCGGACATCATATTCGTCTGCACGTACCGCAGAACTTGAGGACCGTAGGCGCTTCAAGCGATTCCAGCGGTATTTGATTTCGCACCTTTGCCAGCGTATTTGGGACCGCTTTTGCGAAGCAGCTTCAAGCGTCACCAAGCTTGTCGACGGTCCAGCACAGTTCCCAGTCCTAAGTGATTTGCTTGACGATCGCAGATCACACACGCCAGTCACATGGCAGGTTCCCGAGTGGGAATGGGTTGACCCACAAAACGAGCAAGCTGCCTCGGTGATGGCGATTCAAAACAACATGAGCACGCTGCAACGCGAGTGTGCCAAGCTCGGCATTAACTGGCGTGAAGTGCTTCGCCAACGATCTAAAGAGAAACAGGCTGAAGCAGAATACGGTGTGCAGCCTTTGGAGACGCAAGCGGTTCAAGCTGAAGTCACAGCTGCGACAGGCGGCGAAATGATGGGGCTTAGCACACTGCAATTTAATCGCAACAAAAAAGCCATCGAAAAAATCTTGGCGGAACTTGCAAGTGGTCAGACATCAGAAGCAAGGGCACGCGTTTTTCTCGCATCCATTGGAATGCAAGAACAAAACATTGCGGCATTGATCAACGACGCCACTGATGGAACGCCTGTTGTTTTACCGCAGGAGACAGAAGCGTAATGACCACCGCAGCCAAGCCAAAAAAACTCAAGTCTTGGAAGAAAGACACGAAGCCACACGAACGCATGATCGAACGATCTGTGGTGATTCGCGTCGTCGAAGGCACACAAGGAAATACCGATGCAGTGCCAACACTGACCGCAGTGATTGCCAGTGAACATCCTGTCGAACGTTGGGACGAACAACGCAAAGAGGTTGTACGCGAAATCCTGCTGATGGAAGGCTTGGAATTTCGCGACGGAAAAAACAAGCTGCCAATCGTTGATTCGCATGATCGAACGACTGTTCGCAATGTTCTTGGGTCAATTCGCAACATTCAAATTCAGGGTGATGAGGCTGTCGGCCAACCCATGTTTGCACGCGATGCCAACAGTCAAGAAGCGATGATGAAAGTTGTCGACGAGCACATTGATGACTTTTCAATCACTGCAGACCCGTTGGAAATCGTCGAAGTTCCGCGAGGCAAAACAGCACAGTTTGGGCAACGATTCATAGAAGGGCCGGCCAACGTGGTGACACGCTGGCAGCCAACGGACGCGTCACTGGTAGCCGCGGGCGCAGACGTTCGAAGTAAGGTGCGGCGAAGTTACGAGTTATCGAAAGGAATTGCACGAGCCATGACAGCAGAAGCGATTGCAAAGCTGGTCGAAAAAGGCATGCCGTCAGACCTCACCGACCCTGAGCAAATCATGGCTTGGGTTCTCGGTAATTTGTCGGCGAGCGATCAGTCTTCAGTAACCTCCACCATGGGTGAAATGGAGTACGCCGAAGGCGATATGAAGCCAGAGGAAGAACCAATTCAAAAGATGGATGGCGAAGCGACGGAAGAGGTCAAGAACGCCAAACCAGCAGCCACCAAAACCCGTTCACTGGACCGAAGCAGCATTTTGGCCACTGAACGCAAGCGAATCAAAGAAATCAATGCTCTTGGAGAAAAAGCCAACATCGAACGCACCGTTGTTGACCGCTGGATTTCCGAGGGAACTTCCCTTGAGTTGGTGCGGGAAAAGGTGATCGAACGTATGGCAGCAAACGCCACTTCAACCGGAACGTCGGCTGGTGCTGACATCCGTGTAACCGCCTCGGGCGATGACAAATTCATGGCAGCAATTCAAGATGGTATCTTGATGCGTTGCCAACGCAGTAGCGGCGTGAAACGCAGCTTAGTTGGCGACAAGCCAGCAGAGGGTGCAGAAGATTTTTCAAGCGGTCGATTGAGTCGAATCGCTGAAGAAATTCTACGACGTGCAGGTGTTCAAACACATCGCTACAGCACTCCTGATATTGCACGTGCAGTGATGGGAAATCGTCGCGTGCTGGAACGCATGGGAATCCGTCGCGACTCACCGTATCACACGACGGGTTCGTTCGTGAACTTGTTGTTGAATATCGCCAACAAAAGCTTACTGGCTGCTTACGACGAGTCGCCATTTACTTGGAATTTGTGGGCTCGCCAGGGTGAAAGCACCGACGACCTCAAAGCGATCACACGCACGCGATTCAGTGAAGCGCCAGACCTTGACGACATCCCTGAAGGCAAGGAATACCCAGAAGCCGGCATGAGTGATTCAAAGGAATCCTATGCTGTTGCCAAGAAAGGCAAAATGTTCACTGTGTCCTGGGAAACTATCGTCAATGACGATTTGGGCGCGTTGAGCCGAGTACCTGCAATGTTTGGCAACGCGGCACGTCGAACCCAAAACAAGAAGGTTTACGAGGTTTTGACCGCTAACGCACTGATGGGTGACGGATACGCACTGTTCAGTTCGTCGCACGCGTCGGGTGACAACACTTCGGGAGCCGCAGCTGCACCGAGCGTTACCACGCTCAACGCTGGGTTCACTAAGATGCGATTGCAAAAGGGTCTAACTACCGATGCAGTTCTTGGGTTGATTCCACGATTTTTGATTGTCCCAGTTGCCTATGAGGCGACCGCACTCGAAATCGTCAATTCGATCAGTTACAACGCGGCCAACAATAATGAAGGCGTGAAGAACTTGTACGGTCCAACTGGACCTCGCAATTTGACCGTCATCGGTGAACCAACATTGGACGCTGCAAGTTCAACGACTTGGTATCTCGCAGCTGATCCGATGCAAATCGATACGGTTGAACTCACGTTCTTGGCTGGCGAAGAATCGCCACAGATCGACACTGAGTGGGATTTCGATACTGACACCTACAAAAACAAGGTTCGCCAAACCTTTGGTGTCAAGGCTATCGATTGGCGTGGGTTGTATCGCAACTCTGCGTGAACCTAATTTGACCTAGCAACAAATCCCAGAGCTAGTTCGTCATGGGGCGACTAGCTCACCCCTTTCAAAAGCGATTCATTTGCAATAAGCGAGATTGATAAGATGGCAGGTTTACAAGATTTTGAATCCTATGTTGACGATTTTGTTGGAACGAGCGTCACTCTTCCAGCTTCCGCCAACATTGGGACACCCTGGTTGATTGTTGACACTTCATCCTCCGGCACTCCAACGTACGTTCGGGCAGGTTCAGCGGCAACACTGACTCTTGCGTCGACCAGCGAAGTCGAAAACGTGTGCCTAGCACATGGCGATTCGCTGGCTTTCGACATCGACGACATTCAACGTGTTGTGATGCGAGCCAAACTTGGTGCTGCATTTACCAGCGGTAGCGAGTTGGTGTTTGGTGTTGGTTCCGCACGCAATGACACCACTGACAGCGTTGCGGCTAATGCCTGGTTCAAGATGGTTGGTGCTAACAGCACGACTGCAGTTTACGTCGAAACCGACGACGGAACCCGCGATAACGACGATGTTGCTACTGGTGCAACATTGGGAACGTCGTACAAAGAATTTGTCATCGACTTCACTGGCGGAAAGTCAAACGTCAAATTCTACATCGACGGGGCTCGCGTTGCAGCTTCGACAACCTTTGATATGAGCGGTTATAGCAGCGGCCTGCAACCGATCATTCAGTTGCAAAAAGCTGCCAACACCAACGTTGACGCTGTTTCGATCGACTATGTGGAAGTCGTTTGCAAGCGACGTGCAGCCTAACCACCGATGACACTGCGCGACGCATTTGAAACCGACGCTGCGATGTTTACGTCAACCAGTGACTTTGGCGAGACGGTGA